GGCGGTAAGAACCTCGACGGCTCTCTCGCCCATGTCGCACGCGCGCGCGATTACCTCGGCCCGGAATTCACGGCCTCGATCAAACTTCTCGGCGGCAGCAATAACCCCGCCGTCCTCAAAGCTCTCGCGCGGATTGGCAAGGCGCTGGGTGAAGACACTCCCGGTTTCGGCAAGCCCGCCGCGCCGCCCAAGAAATCTACCGACTTTTACAAGAACGATCAGCCCAACGCCTAACCCTTAAAGGAATCACCTCATGGCAACTCTCGGCAATACCTTCCTGAACCTCATCGATCTCGCGCGTACCAACGGCCCCGAAGGCATCGGCGACACGCTTGAAATGCTGCGCCAGCTTAACCCCGTTCTCGACGACGCGATTGCCGAAGAGTGCAACATGGGTACGGTTCACCGTCACGCCATTCGCACCGGCCTGCCGTCCGTCGCATGGGGTCGCCTGTACCAAGGTATCCAGCAGAGCAAGTCCCAGACGCAACAGGTCGACGACACGACCGGCTTCGTCGAGGCTCTGTCCACCGTCGACAAGCGCCTGCTCGACCTCTCGAAGAACCCCGCCATGCTCCGCCAGTCGGAAGCCAGCGCGTTCCTCGAAGCGATGAACCAAGAAGTGTCGACCGGCATCTTCTACCACAACACGGCCTCGACGCCTGAGAAGATCAAGGGCCTGTCGGCGCGCTACAACGTGTACGGCGGCAACCATGCTGGCGGCCAAGTCATCAACGCTGCGGGCGCTGGCGCGGATAACACCTCCGTCTGGTTCGTCACGTGGGGCGATCAGCAAACCAAGCTGATCTATCCCGAAGGCACCATGGCAGGCCTCAAGCGCGAAGACAAAGGCGAGCAGCGCGTTCTCGACGCGGCAGGAAACCCCTACTACGTCAAGGAAGAACTGTTCACGTGGCACCTCGGCGTCGCTGTGAAGGACTGGCGCTACAACGCACGCATCGCGAACATCGACGTTTCGGACCTGCTCGCAGGCACCGTGGACATCTACAAGTTCATGCGCCAAGCGTACTACAAGCTCCAGTCGCGCCGCGTGCCCGGCGGCAAGCAAGTCATCTACATGAACCGCGACGTTCTCCAAGCTCTGGATGCGATCTCGACCGGCTCCGGCGCGGTTGCGAACAGCGCCCTGTTCTTGCAGCGCAAGGAAGTCGAAGGTCAGGAAGTCCTCGTTTATCGCGGCATCCCGATCCGCGAGACCGATGCCCTGCTGAACACTGAGGCACTGGTCCCGGCTTACACCTAATTACTACGGGGGAGGGATCTGGCCCTCCCCCACTCCTTCCATCTTTCTGCAAAGGATCACGACAATGATTTTCGACAAAACCACTCTCTTCTCGGATGCGCAGGCCATCACGGCAACCGCCGCATCCACCAACGTCATCGACCTCCGCGCGAACGGAACGGTGTACGGCTATACGGTCGCCCTCCGTCGCGACGAAGGCAAGGGCAATGCTGTCCCGCTCTGGATCGGCGTCGTCGAGGCCTTCAACACCCTGACCAGTCTCACGGTCTCGGTCGAGACCGATGACAACGAAGCGTTCTCTTCGGCAAAGACCGTCGCCACGACGGGCGCTGTCCTGCTCGCAGACCTCACGCTCGGCAAGCAGTTCAGTCTCGACACGCTGCCGCTTGGTACTGACGAGCGTTTCCTGCGTTTGAAGTACACGGTTGCAGGCTCGGCTCCCACCCTCGGCAAGATCACGGCGGGCATCACGGCGGGCAACCAGACCAACTAATCCATAACGCGGGAGATAGAATATGAAGCATGAGAAACCACACCGCGATACCGTAGAGGTTATCGCAACTGCCAAGGGCTACTACGGCGAGAAGATCCGCGAAGTCGGCGAGAAGTTCTTCGTCGCTGACAATCAGGTCGGCGACTGGATGGAGCCTGTCCACGGCGGCGACAAGGAGCGTCTGGCGGCTGCAAAGTCGGCAGGCGGCACCAAGGTCATCGCCCGCAACGGCGAGAACGTCGTCACCGAAGGCTCGACTGAGAAGGTCAAGAAGGCCGCTCTCAAGCACGCAGATCCCGGCGGCGAAGGCAAAGACGAAGTGATGTAATGAGCGGGCGGGGCCTCGGTCCCGCCCTTCTTTTTGGAGCGTGAGATGGTATCGAAAGTTCCATTATGCAATCTCTCTTACGCTGCACTTGGGCATAAGGCTTTCATTCAGTCTATTGACGAGGCGAGCGTTGAAGCTCGCTATGCAAAATTGTTCTACGACGTGGCCCGGCAGGCAACCCTCCGCGCGCACCCTTGGAATTTCGCCACTGGCCGCGCGACGCTGGCGCTGCTCGATGATGGCCCCCTCCCTTGGACTTACAAATACGCCCTCCCCTCTGGTTGCCTAAAGGCTCGCAGGATTGTGCCGGGGTATTCGACGGAGAAGATCCCGTTTGAGGTGGCGCTGTCGGACGATGGCACGACGCGGGTGATTCACACGAACCAGAAGGATGCGGTTCTGGTCTATACGCATAACGTGGAGAACGGTGATCTCTTTGATGCGCTGTTCACGGATGCGTTCACATATAACCTCGCCGCCCGCCTCTCGCCGACCATTGCGCCGTCGAAGTCGCAGGAGATGTTGACGCGGTTCATCAATGCGATGCGCCAAGCCCAGACCAGTGATGCCAGCGAGGGCGAGGCGGAGGACGTGGCGACCACTGACTGGCTGGAAGCGCGCCTGAACGGCACGACCATCGATAGCTATGATCTGCGCCGGGTGCTCGACACATGACGGCGCGCACGCCTAGAGATCCGCCGTGGGTGCCGCAGCCGTCCTTCGGCAAGGGCGAGATCTCCCCCTCCCTCTATGGCCGTTTCGACCTCGCCGCCTATTCCATCGGCGCGAAGGTTATCGAGAACTTCCTTGTCACGCGCGCGGGCGGTCTCGTGAACACGCCCGGCACGGTGTTTATCGGCGAGGTTGAGGACAGCACGAAGCGTTCTCGGCTGATCCCGTTCCAGTTCAACACTGAGCAGACCTACGTTCTGGAATTTGGTGACGAGATCATGCGCGTCATCAAGGACGGGGGTTATGTCGAGTCAAGCCCCGGCGTGGTTTATGAGATCTCGACGCCGTATCTGGAGGCTGAACTTCCCCTCCTGAAATTCATGCAGTCGAACGACGTGATGACGATCACGCATCGCAGCCACGTCCAGATGGAGCTTACGCGCACCGGCCACGCGGCATGGACGCTGACGACGCCGACCTTCGCGCCCACCATCGGGACACCCACGGGCGGCTCGGGATCGTTCACGGGCGCGGGTACGGCGGAGAGCATCAATTACAAGGTGACGGCGGTCGATGACGACACGCTGGAGGAAAGCCTGCCCTCATCGGCGATTGCGGTCAGCGCCGTGACGGATGCGACGTGGAACGATGGCGAGTATGTCACGATCAGCGGCTGGTCGACGCCTTCCGGCACTGGCAAGTTCAACGTCTACAAAGAGAAGAACGGGATTTACGGCTTCATCGGGCAGTCGACCTCGAACACGTTCCGAGACACCAAGATCAACCCCGACACGCTGGATGCGCCGCAGGAGTCGAAGAACCCTTTCGACGCGACGGGGAAATATCCGCAATGCTCCACCTATTATGAGCAGCGCACCGTGTACGGCGGCTCGACGCTGAGGCCGCAGGGCTTCGATATGAGCCAATCGGGGCAGTACAAGAATTTCAACGTGTCCTCGCCCCTGAAGGCAGACGACGCTATCAGCCGCAACATCGCCGCGCGGCAGGTGAACGAGATCCGGCATTTCGTGCCGATCAGGGAACTGCTCGCGCTCACGAGTGGCGGCATTTGGAAAATCGCGGCGGGCGGGCAGTCCGACGTTGTGACTCCGACCTCGATCACCGTCCGTATGCAGTCTGAAACCGGCGTCTCCCACGTCCCGCCCATCGTCATCGGTGATGCGGTCCTGTACGTGCAGGAGAAGGGCAGCATCGTGCGTGACATGGGGTATTCGTTTCAGGCGGACAACTACGTCGGCGCGGACCTCTCCATTATCTCCAGCCACCTGTTTGAAGGCAAAGAGATCGACGAATGGGCCTATGCCGCCGTTCCATATTCTATCGTTTACGCCGTCCGCGACGACGGCACCTTGCTCACGATGACCTATCTCCGGGAGCAGGAGCTTGTCGCATGGACGCATCAGGTTACGGACGGTGCTTATGAGAGCATCGCCACGATCAGCGAGGGCAACGAGGACGCGGTTTACGTCATCGTGCGGCGCGAGATCGAAGGCGTGACGAAGCGTTATGTCGAACGGTTCGCCTCCCGTATTGTGAACGAGGCTGAAGAAGCATTTTTTGTCCATTGCGGCCTGACGTATAGGGGCCTGCCGAACGACAACATCTCCGGTCTCGACCATCTGGAAGGCAAGACAGTCGCCATCCTCGCGGACGGAAACGTGATGCCGCAGCAGGTCGTCGTGTCCGGCGCGATCACCCTGCCCGCTCCGGCCAGCATCGTGCATGTCGGCCTGCCTTACGTCTCTGAGCTTGAGACGCTGCCGCTGGGTGATACGCAGGCCGGGGTCGGCAAGCGGAAGAAGACCGTCAAGCTGCGCGCGCGCGTTGAGCGCAGCCGTGGCATGTGGGTCGGCCCGCAGCGTGACGTGGACAATGACAACCCGATTTATATGACCGAGATGAAGCGCGATCCCCTCTGGTCGGCTGCGCTGGTCACGGAAGAGATCGAGATCCTGACGGTGCCTGACAACGTGGAGGTCGCAACCTGCATCGTCCAGCAGCGCGATCCTTTGCCGCTGGCGATCTTGGCGCTGATTCCAGAGGTGGATGCGTGACGGCGGGGTGCAGGCGTGCATGAGATCCTTCCCGCCACGATGGATCATGCGCGCGAACTGGCTCTCACCATGCGGGAGGCCGACCGCGCTGAGGTTCTGGCGCAATCAGGTTTGCATCCGGCACTCGCGCTCGGCATGAGCTTGGGGAGTTCTGTCAAAGCGTGGACCGGCCTGATCGACGGGCGCGTGGCCTGCATCTGGGGCGTCTCCGCGAGCGACGAGCTTGACGAAGCTGTAGGCGTGCCATGGATGCTCGGCTCAGAACTGCTCGTCACGCATCAGCGCCTGTTCCTGCGCAACTGCCTCGCCTGCGTGGAAGACATGCAGGCCTTGTTTCCCGTGCTTGAGAACTACGTCGACGAGCGCAACGCCGTGGCAATTCGCTGGCTTCGCTGGCTTGGATTTGATATATTCACAACAGTGCCTCATGGGCCTTATAAAATGCCGTTTCATCCGTTTCGCCGTGTGAGAAGTTAGATGTGTATCGCTGCTCTGCCCGCAATCGCAATGGTCGCCACGCTCGCCAGCACCGGCATGTCGGTCATGGGATCGATTCAGCAGGGCAAGGCTGCGTCGGCGCAAGCGAACTATCAGGCGCAGGTTGCAGAGAACAACGCCGCCACGTCGCGCTTGCAGGCCGCTGACGCCATCGAGCGTGGCAAGATCGAGGAGGGCCAGCACAGGAAACAGGTCTCCCGCATGATCGGCCAGCAGCGCGCGGGCATCGCGGGTTCCGGCTTCGAGCTTGGCGACGAGACGAGTCAGGATATCCTCGGGGATACGGCCTCTATGGGCGAGCTTGACGCGCTCACCATCCGCAACAACGCGCAGCGCGAGGCATGGGGCTTTGAGGTGCAGGGGCAGAACGCCACCGCTGAAGCTGGCCTGTCACGCATGCGCGGCGCGAGCGCAAAGACCGCCTCGTACTGGCAGGCGGGTGGCGACCTGCTCGGCGGGGCGACAAAGTTTGCGACGATGGGCGCGACGAATAAGAAGCAGACCGGCTCGATTTGGGGCTGACGTTGAGATTATAGCAATTCTGAGGTTACATATCGATGCCAACCGTTCCTGAGTACGGAGATCAGAAAGTCAAAGTCGCTCCTATGTCTGGGGCGAAGCAGAACATCAACACGACGGTTGATGACTTCGGCGGGCAGCAAGCGCGCGGAATGGCGCAGGCGGGGCGGCAGATCGGTCAGTCTGCGGACCTTATGGCGGATTATGCGAGCAAGCGCGCGAAAGAAGACAACGAAACCGCCGTCTGGGACACGTACATCAAGCTATCCGATCAGGAGCGCGATTACCTTTACAACGCTGAGACTGGCGCGATGACGAAGACCGGCGCTGACGCTGGTGGCCTGACGGGCAAGAGCGCCAAAGAGATCGGCGGCATGGCTGAGAAGCTGGCCGGGACGCTCCAGAACGACGAACAGAAGGCCATGTTCAAGGAGCTTTACCAGAAGAAGCTCGTCGGCACGCTCGACGGGTTGGCGCGGCATGAGGCCACGGAACGCCGGACGTACAAGGATCAGGTTGCGACCGGCGTGATTAAAACGGCGCAGCAGGACGCGGCCTCCCGCTGGAACGACCCCGCATATATCGATACGTCTGCCGACCTCGCCGCGACGGCTATGGCGGGCAACATGCGCAGCAAGGGCATGGCTGAGGAACTTATCACGGCGGAGACGAACAGCTTGCGCTCGGGCGTGTGGAAGTCCGCCGTTGAGAAAGCGATTCAAGCCGACCCTCAGCAGGCCAAAAAGCTGCTCGACGAGAACCGCAAGAAGCTCACGGGAGAGGATGCGGCGGCGCTGGATAAAGCGATTGAGGCTCCTTTGCGTGTGGCGAAGGCGTCGGCGATTGCTGGGCAGGTTTTAGGCGGCGGTGGCGCTCTGCCCTCGACCGTGTCCACGAAGATCGCGGCTACGGCGGCGGCTCAAGGCGTGGATGTCACGACGGCGCTGACCATCGCGAAGATCGAGAACGGAAAGGGCGACCCGGCGCTCAAGAACCCCGAATCCTCGGCGACGGGGATTTACCAGTTCGTCGATGACACATGGAAGGCTGAGGGCGGCACGAAAGAGGACAGGCTGGATTTGGATAAGCAGATCGAGAAGGGAATCGGCCTCATCAAAAAGAACACGGAGGGCCTGCGCTCTGCCTTGGGCCGCGACCCCTCCCCTGCGGAAATTTACCTCGCGCATCAGCAGGGCCTTGCCGGGGCGAAGGCGCTCATCAACGCACCTGCGGGCATGACGGCGACGATGGCGCTGGCTCCGTTCTACAAGGATGGCGCGTCTGGCGCGCAGGCCGCGATTGTGAAGAACGGCGGCACGGCAGACATGTCGGCGGCGGCGTTCGTCTCCAAGTGGGGCGCGAAGTACGCGCAGAAGTCCGGCCCCGGTTATCAGGCGACACTTTCGGAAAAGATCACGGCGGCGAAGGCGCTGGCTGGTGATGATCCCGAATTGCAGAAGACTGCCATTGCCGAAGTCACCTCTCAGCACAACACGATGGAAGCTGCCAAGAAGGACGAGGAAGACGCGGCACTGGAGCGTATCTACGGCCACGTTCTCCAGACCGGCACCTATGCAGGCGCGAACGCGGCAGACCTCGCCAAGCTCGACAACAAGACGCTGTTGGAGCTTCAAACGAAGGCCCGCGACGTGAAGACCAATTGGGAGTTTTACGACAAGTTCATGTCGCTGCCGCCTGCCGAAAAGGCGAAGGTGCCTCTCATCGATCTTATGACGAACCTCAGCGAGACCGACCGGCGCGCGGCGATCAAGGAGCGCACCAGTGGGAAAGCTGGGGACTCGAAAGCGCCGTGGCTGCAAGAGCGCGGCACGGTGATGACGAGCTACGCCCGCGAGGCAGGCATCCTCCCTGACGAGGGGAAGAAGGCCACCGATGCACAGCTTGGAAAATACAACGGTTTCTCGGCCTACATGAATCGCAAGGCGGACGAATACCGCGCGAAGAACGGGCAGGAGATGCCTGAAGCTGAATTCCGTAAAGAAGCGGCGCGCGCGGTGACGAAGGTGCAGGTTCCCTCCAAAGGCTGGTTTGGCGGCAAGAGCACGGAGGAGGCGCGGTTCTTCGAGACCAATGGCCGCTCGATCCAGACCATCAAGGACGTGGCCGATCTCCCGCAGGCGATGCGCTCGCAGATTGAAAGCAGCATCAGGGCGCAAGGCAAGACGGTGTCGGACGCCCTCGTGCTCGGCCTCGCGAAAGCATGGGTTACGGAAGATTATGAAACTGCAAAGACTATTCTCTCAGGGGCAAAATAATGGATGACTTTGAAGCGTTTCTCACCGGCCCCAAGGTGAATACTGACGCGCCGCCCTCGGATTTCGACCTCTTCCTTTCTGGTGAGCAGCAGGCGTCGTCTATCAAGCAATCCATGACGGCGGTCGACGCGCAGGATCTCACGCCCGATCAGGCGGCTGAGGCCAAGGCGCTCGCGAAGAAAACGGGCATCCCGCGCGTGGCGGTTGAGGCGACGCTGCCGGATGTGAAAAAGCAGGCGCAGCGCCTAGACCTTCTGGAGGCTGCAAAGACGCGCCCTGAGATCGCGCGCATGTTCTCCGACCCGAACGTGGCGAAGATCGCGCATGACGACGTTGGGCCGCTGTCCGCTGTATGGGACGCCACCACGAACGCATTCTCCCGCGCGGGCCTGCGCACGAAACAAATGGCATATCAGATCGGCGCAGAGCGTTCGGCGACGCGCGCGGAGGATACGCCTCGCGGCTTCCTCGATATCCTGAAGGACAGCGGCAAGGACTCGCCGGGCCTGTACCGCCCTGACGATGTGGCGGGCGCTGCGTTCCGCTATCTCGACTCCCGCATTTCGATGGCGATGGGGATCGACGAGGCCGATGTCGCGCAGCAGCGTCTCCAGACTGTCGGCGAGATCAGCGACCAGATCGCGGCTACGCCCATGTCACCTGCGGCAAGCCGGATGCGTGATGCTGCAATTGCGGCTGAGAAAAACGGCGGCGTCGGCGAGATGCTGAAGACCGTCGCATCTGATCCCCTCGGCACGCTGGCCTTCATCGGCGAGACCGGCATCGAAGCCATGCCCCAGCTTGCGGCGATGATGGCGGCGACCGTCATCACGCGGAACCCTGTGGCGGGCATGGCTGTCATGGGCGGGCTTTCCGGCGCAACGGAGCGGTACACGGCTCCGGCTGATTTCCTTAAAGACAAAGGCGTCAACCTCAGCGACCCCGCTCAGGTCACGGCGCTGCTCAAGAACCCTGCCCTGCTCGACGAGGCGAAGAAATTCGGCTTCACGCGCGGCGCGATCATCGGCGCGATTGACGCTGCGAGCGGCGGGCTTGCTGGCAAGGCTCTTATGAAATCCCCACTCGGCAACATGGTCGCGCAGACCATCGCTCAGGGCGCGGCGGGTGGCGGCGGTGAGGCGGCGGCGCAGCTTGCGACCACGGGCAAGGTCAATGCGAGCGACGTTCTGTTCGAGGCGCTG